AGGTTGGTTCATCGAAGCAGGTTGGTTCATCGAAGCGGGTAGGTCCATCGAAGCAGGTGAGTTCATCAAAGCAGGTAGGTTCATCAAAGCAGGTAGGTTCATCAAAGCAGGTAGGTTCATCAAAGCGGGTGGGTTCATCGAAGCGGGTAGGTTCATCAAAGCAGGTGAGTTCATCGAAGCAGAAAAGATAATCGGCTTTCGCAGGCTGGCTCAATGTAAGTGGAATATTTATTTGAACGAAAAAGGATGGGTCCGAATCGGCTGCGTAGCAAAATCAATCAAGGATTGGGATGAATGGTTTGCTGGAGATGAAGTCTTTGAAACGCCTCGCGATTCAATAGAATTCAAAAAGATCCAAGCAAGTTTTGAATACGCTAAGCGGATTTGGGAGATTGAGCAATGAAACCAATATCCGACAAAGAACTAGCCGTAACGATTAAGCTTTATGAAAAGGCAGAAGACGATGCTCTTGAAACAACCATTGCGCTTTTAAAAGAACTTCAAGAGCGACGAGCCCAGGACAAGGATAATAAAAATGAAAAACGAAGAACAAAACAACACTAAACAAAAAGTTATCAAAGTAACAAGCCAAAAAGAATGGGATGGATTGCCAAGTGAATTTGAAGAATTCACTTGTATTCATATTCTTTCGGGAGAACGTATAATCATTCGTTCTAATCCCAAAGACTCAAGAACAGAGCTTCGGGGTAGCTCAAGTGCAGAGCTTTGCGACAACTCAAGTGCAGTGCTTCGGGAAAACTCAAGTGCAGAGCTTTGCGACAACTCAAGAGCAGTGCTTTACGACAACTCAAGTGCAGAGCTTTGCGACAACTCAAGTGCAGTGCTTCGGGAAAACTCAAGTGCAGAGCTTTGGGGTAACTCAAGAGCAGAGCTTTACGACAACTCAAGTGCAGAGCTTTGGGAAAACTCAAGGGCAGAGCTTTGGGGTAGCTCAAGTGCAGTGCTTTGGGGTAGATCTTTTTGCCATTGTTTTTCAAGCGCATCAAAGGTGCGGCTGGAAGATTACTCTTGCGCCCATATTGTTGATTGTAGTCCTATGATAGAAAAAACAGAAACAACTACTGTGATTAACTCCCCAAGACAAATAAAGCGTGATTTTGAATACATGCTTTCTCGTGGATACGTCGAAGCCGATGGGATCATTAAAAAACTAAAGAGTCAGAAGAAATTAGGCGAAGTAACTTTATACACCGTCGAAGAGTTTTTAGACCAAAGCGAAAGTTACATTGCAAAAAAGGGCGCCAAGTTTGCTCATGGAAAAACAGTCAAGGAAGCTGTTGAGGATCTTCGTTATAAGTTCTCTGATAGAGATACAAGTAAATTTGAAAATTGGCAGCTAGGCGACGAAAAGACATTGGACGAATTTCTGGAAGCCTATCACGCAATCACTGGTGCTTGTTCATTGGGAATGAAAGAGTTTGTGGACACAAAAAATCCGCCTGAAAAGTGCACGGTGAAACAGGCAATTGAGTTAACAAAAGGTGCCTATCAAAGCGATGTGTTTCGAAAATTTTTTGAATGCAGAGGAGGATAAAAAATGAGTAACAAATCGATAAAAGCCAGCGATGGCGTGAACAGGTCCAATGGCGTGAACGGGTCTTTTGGCGTGACCGGGTCTTTTGGCGTGAACGGGTCTTTTGGTGTGAACGCCTCTAATAGCGTGAATGGGTCTGAGGGCGTGAACGGGTCCAATGGCGTGAACGGGTCTTTTGGCGTGAACTGGTGTGATGGCGTGAATAGGTCTTTTGGAGTTAAAAACTGCGCTGGTGTTCACAAAGCACTTTTCGCTCTCAACAAAAAAACTGATCCGACGATTTTTGGCGTTAAAGTCCCTGAAGATGATTTCAATGAAAGGCTTGAGATTTTAAAAAATAAGCTAAACGGCTGGAACCCAAAACCAAACAATGCATTCAAGCTCTATGATCAATACGGGCGCGATTGGAAAAAAGTTGATGCGTCTCTAATACGTAGTCAAGCCGAGCCTCTCCACTGGGAAGGAATGCCGCAAGAAGCGATTGATTATATCAAATCTTGGCCTGAGTTTGACGCTGACGTTTTCAAAGAGATTACAGGTATTGACGTTGACAAACCAAACTGTTCTGCAAAAATCCTTGAGATCGACGGCAAAAAATATCGGCTGCAAGAGTTGGAAAGTGAGTGATGAAAAGTTTTAATCTGAAAACGTCTGAAGAGATTGCTGAAAGTATCGTTTCGAAATTCATTCATGGCTACTCGGTCAACAACACTCCAGGGCTTATTGCTGAAATCGCTAAGGCACTCGATGGGGAGCGAGCTAGACCCCTCCCTAGGCCTAGCAAGGAAGATATGGATGAATACGTCGATGAAATGGCTAAATCGTTTTGGGGCGATGATGAAGATATGTCTGAGCTGGAAAAGTCGATATTTGCTTTTGGATATACATTAGCGTTTAGGGAGATGGGGGTTGGGGATGAGTGAAGAAAAAGATAGAGAATTAGACGAAGAGGTAAAACAATTTGTGACCGACTTCGAGGTTATGTTTAATGCGCGATACGGTTCAGAGGCCAAAATATCCAGACTTGAATTCTTTACCCCAGTCGCGCACCACAAGTTCAAAACAGGATCTTGTTTTAATCAATGGCTAGGCCAGTTGCTTTTACGAAGGCAAAAAGCTGAAGTAAAATAATTAACGGGCCCGTGGCAACCTGCTCTGACTCGCTTGCTTTGGGGGGCTTCACGGCAAGCAGGCCCACAGGCCCGTCTATTTCCCAATGGATTTAGGGAAAATTGATTTAAACTTTATCGGCCTCGGGCTCGAACCAAATTACCCAAACCCTTCCACTCCCGCCTAGTCGGCCTGGATTTCCCACACCAAAAGTTACGCCGCTCCCACCGCCGCCTCCTCCGCCAGTGTTTACCACAGCTACGTTTCCGGCGTCTCCTCCATCTCCATACCCTGCGCCGCCTCCGCCTCCGTCAGACAAGGATCCGCCACCGGATCCGCCATCTGCATAGCCAGACCGGTTTCCATTTCCATTTCCATCATTTGTCGAATGGCCGCCATTGCCGCCACCATTTGTTCCATATCCAGCCCAAGACTTGTCTGATCGTAGAGCGCCATCTCCGCCGCCTGCGCCGCCTCGCCCTCCTTTAAACTCAAATGAGCCAAATCCAGAGCTAAAGCCATCTCCGCCATTTCCTCCGTTGGTTCCAAAAAGGCTAGCCCCTGCGCCAGCGCTTCCACCGGATCCAATGACCACTGTTTGGTTTGAGCTAACAGAAACAATTCCCCAAGTTAAACTAGATCCACCGCCTCCCTGACCTCCGACCTGAGAGCCAGCAGTTCGGAAAGATCCGCCGCCTCCGCCTCCGCCTCCTCCGCATCCGACAGCGATAACCCAATCCACTCCTGAAGGCCGGGTCCAGGTTCCTCCGCTAGTGAACTCCTGAACACGAAATTTTCTTTGGCCAATCAGAGCACTTAAGGAATTAAAGTTTGAAATAATGTCGGCAGCGTTATCTGAAACTCTAGAATCGAGATTGTTTTCATTCGATCCATATTTTTGAGCGAGCGCCTCTGTGACGGGTTTTCCCTGCTCGGTTTCGATGTCATTGACTGAGGTAAAACTGGTATCTGGTAAATCTGCCATTTTTATTCCTTACAAAAAGACGTATGGTGGCTGACCATCAGCAAAATTGTTAGACCCGTCAGAAAAGAAGGCATACAACAATTTTACGAGATCAGGTTGATTGTCGTAAGTAGCTAACTCTAAAATTCTTCCAGCAACAGGAACTGGACTTATTGCGCTTTCAAGAAATATCTCATCCCCAACAACAGCACTAATCGTTCCGACTGTAGAAATGGCGGTGGAGTCTTCATTTCTTACTATAACGGAAGCTCCAACGAGATCCTGCCATTTTCTTCCTTCGTTTAAAAGATTGGTGAAAAAGCTTTTTTCGATGACAAACTGTTGTCCGTTTGTGACTTGCTTTACTTTGCTTGATGGAGAGATGAGGCCATATCTTTCGCCTACCTCAAAAGCGGTTCTTGTGAGATCGAGAATTACCTTCCCACTTTTATTATCGAGAATCTTGTTTTGAATTTCCATGAATTTCAAAGAGCCAGATCTGCTTCCCGTCTCTGTGTCTGTGACCTGAAGAGCTGCTGTATCGAAGAGAATCACATCACCGATTTCCAAGTTGAATCCGGTTCCATACTGAACTTCGACTCCTTTAAGATATTCAGCGCCCCGTCCGTATCTTTTTAGCCTTCTGTTTGCGGCAGCATTTGAGAGAGTGTCTGCGCTGGTGCTTGTTCTCATTCCTTCGGCTGAAATTTCTAGGGACTTGTCTCCGACCGGAATATCGATTTTTGATTGGGAGTCTTCATATTCCTTGACTGTGTCAAAATTATCATTGACAACATTCTGATCATATTCATATCGGACCGTATTTGTGAAATTTGTCCCAAGGGATCTTGATAGCTGAAGTCTATCTGCATTTGTGATATTCGATCTGTCTAGCGTTACTATGTTTGATCCGGGGATCGGGCCGATTGTGTAGCCCAACGAGGCCCTTCCTTTCCTGGGAACTGAAAAAGCACTCATAGGCAGATAGACCTGCTCATCAAGAAATTTCTTTGCGTCGCTCATGTCTGTGATTCTGAAATCAAAATTGAATCCAGAAAGAAATAGATTGAAAATTCTGACATGCTCTTCAACGTCAACTTCACTTGGCAGCATTCCAAGTCCCTCCGGAAAGGTGTCAAAGGCGCTTCTTATCGACATCTCTGCTGCGCTGTCGATTTCTTGAGTAAGAGTATCATCAAGAATCAAATACGTTCCTTCCTCCACAATCTGAATCTCTAAAATCTCAGATGCAGAAACATTGTTTCCGCCTATGGCGGACCCTGTAATGGTCACGAAATCTCCTTCAGCAACCCCATAGACTTCTTTCAAGTCTATGTTTTTGACCAAGACTGCATTATCCACTGATGCCAAGGGATTGATATATTCAAAATTGGTCACTGAGATGTTTTCGACATAGAATCCATTTGTCCCGCTCAGCATTAATTTTAAGGCTAAATTGATTCCGTTTTCCTCTATTCTAACAATCGACTCCACATTGTCTTCCACGTCGTGATCTTGAGCGACAGTCCCTAGCTGAGCTCTCTGAACTCCAGTGAAAGTTGTTCCAGTGGTTCCGGTGTAGGAAAAAACCTCATCATTGATTTTAAAATAAAAAGTCAAAGCAGAGTCTTCGGTTCCATCTGGTCCTGTGATGGCATTTAAGAATTCAGATGCATCGTCAACAGTCACAGTCGTTGGACTCGATGCCTGAGTTATCGCGCTAGCGAGCTGAGTTTTTCTTGATCTGAAAACACCTTGTCTTTTCTTTTCTTCTACATTCGATAGATTAAATGAAATTAACCCCGGCTTTGAGTCGACACCTTCAATTAGGCCTCGAAAGATTGTGATGTAGTCTTCCGGGAAACTCGTATTCTCAAAGCCCTGATATATTTTGACATTGCGTCCCAGTATTTCATTCAGCACAATTCCAGGACTTATGATTTCTGAGACCTCATCATTTTTGTCAATCAAGGCTATTTGAAGCCTTTGAACAGACGTGCCTTTTCCTCTATCTGCCTTGAGGGACTGAGTAATTTTAGCAGCTCCACCACGGTCAAAAGATATGTAATCAAACTGATTTTCAAGCTTTCTGTAGCCACCAATCACCCAAGGATCTCCGAGGTAATTGTTTATGAAAAGCCCAGCGTCCCCAATTCTGATCAGCGTCACAAGCGTTGCGCTTCCAAAGCGATATGGCAATCCATCGATTTCCATGACTATGACAGGCTTTACGTTGATCTGATTTGCCGCATTCTGTGCGTTCTGAGTGATTGGAAATGCCATAGTCTGACTATGAATCTTATCGAATTCGGGCCAAAATGTCCTTATGGGAAAGAAAACTGCATTCGTATTGGCTGGCGGCGGGGCCGCAGGATCGTATCAGGCAGGGGCTCTCAAGGCCGCTGAGGAGCTAGGAATCAAGCCAGACTTCCTCTGGGGAACAAGCGCCGGAGCTCTTAACGCAGCCGGTTATTCTTACGCTGGAATTCAGCAGCTGATATCTATTTGGAAATCAGTTAAAAGCCGAGGCGATATTTTTGGCACCAATCTGTTCAGGCTGTTGGGGTTGCCCTTTGGCGTGGATGGAATTTACCACTCAACTCCCCTTCGAAAGAAGGTGGAGAAAATCATTCTTGGGCGAAAGCCTCAGTACCTTACTTTCGTCAACGTCACTGACCTTCAGTCTGGCAGATTGGTGCAAGCAAGCTCGGCGATGGAGGACCAGTCAAAATTCATCGACTGGGTTGTTGCCTCTGCATCGATTCCTATTTTGGTTGAGCCCGTCAAGGATCGATATGTTGACGGTGGCGTCCTTGAAAACATTCCTCTCAAAAGCGTTATTGAGCAGGGTGCTGAAAGAATATTCATGTTTTTAAATTTTCCACACGAAAGATCGAAGAGAATTGGAAAAATGAAAGACGTTTCTGGCCTAGTTGAAATCGCAAAGAGAAGCGTTGAGCTGATTATGGCAGAGGGCTACCACGAGGATTTTCAGCACCACAAGGTCTACGACAGAAAAGTTGAGATCCATTTGGTCGCGCCACAGGATCATGTCATTGATGTTATGGACTTTGATAACTCAAAAATCAAAAGCGCTATTGAGATTGGCTATCAGGACGCTTCTCAAATCCTAACCAAAGCCGTAAAAGTTCGGCAGGAACATTAGGACAAGTCTTTCCTTTAGTGTCCAACTCATAGTGAGCCATCAAATATTTTATTTCCGGATTGTGCCTTCTAAGCTGCGAACAGACGGATTGCAGGGATTCAAACTGTCGCCTCGAAAAGTCCATGTGAGTATTGCCGCCAAGACAGATGCCAATACTGTAATCATTATGACCACGACAATGAGCTCCTTGATGTCTGATAGATCGACCCATCTGAATAGTGGCTTTTCGATCAATAACAAAATGGTAGCCAATATCGCTCCACCCAAAACTATTGATATGAAGATCTCTGATTGAGTTGGCATCGGCAATGATATTGGAGGCACTACAATGCACTATAATCGTATTCGGCTTTTCTTTGAAGAGTTTCATCCTAACTCTTTTTCGGGTCTAAGACCTTTTTCCCTAAGAGTGTAATTATTCGATTTTGCTTTCTCAGAGAGTCGTGCGCCATGTCTAGCGACTTTTTGTTTTGATCAACCTGTGCAATTTTTTTCTCTATTCTCTTTTCAAAGTTCTCAAAGTTCAGATTGAGCTTCATTAACTCGCCATTTGTGACGTTAAGAGTCTTTTCGAGTGCAGAAAGTTTCGACTCGTTTTTTGCTTGCTTCTCCTTGTGCGACTTCCACAACTCCCGACATACAAACCCTAACGCAAGGAGAAGCACAGCAACAAGTGAAGGCTCCTTTGAAATTAATGTTGCGAGCTGTTCGATAATTTATTCCTCAGGCTCTCCAGGGTCTACTGCCCCCAATTGTTTAGCGATTTGTATGATTGCCTTCGATTGTTTCACAATAACTGCTTTAATCTCGGCTGCGCTAGAAGCTGACTTGGCCTCATTTAACAAAGCGCGAACTTGACCAAGCCTATTCTTTGCTTGTCTCCTTGCGAGCTCCCTTGCCTCTTCCTGTGCGATCTTAGAAGTGATGTCCTCTCTTACAATATTGTAGTTTTTAGGAACAACAACGTCTTCTCCGGTTTCTTCATCTTCTTTGATGTATTCTTCATGCAATTTATTTCTCTGCATAAATCGATCAGGAAATGGGTTTTCTACATCTTCAACAACTTCTAGATGCCCTAGCTCTTTTCCATCCGTGGTTCTGAAAATAGTGTACTTAAACATAGTTCCCCCTAAAATTGATCCGTTTCTATGACGTTGCCCATTTCTATAATTTGATGCCATGTTTCAGAAAGCGTTCCATTTCCGTTCACTTGGCTATTTGCATCGACTACTCCGCTAACATTGAACTCAATTGTTGTAGCGGTTGCTTTAAAAATGGGTGAAGAAAATCCGTTTTGGTGGCCATCACCGCCACTCCCGTCTGTGTTGTTTTCATGAATCGTTCTAGCAATGATTTGTCCATCGTGTTCAATAGAAACAATCGTATCGTCTCCGCCCCTTGATTGAAAAAGGGCTTGTCCGACCACTTTATAACTCTTACCTATTTCTAAGTTTTCAAAACGCATTGAAGCAATGTCGCTGGTGTTAGAAGTTACGTCAGAAGGTAAAATTTTAGTCTGATACTTTCTTGGTGATCCTCCTAATATAGTTTTACCATCGCCGCCGCAGTAAAAGGACCAATGAGAATTAACTTCTGGCTCCCAAGGCCTTGTCATTACAATTTCCCTAGCTCTAATTTTTATCACATCGCCAGTCTTGAAGAATCCGCCAAAAGCGAAGGATTGGGTAGTGTTCTGATTTGTTCCTGTATAATGAAGGTGTTTGGTTAGATCTTTCCCTGCATTAGACCCATTGATGTAAAGCTCAATATTAACGGAGTCATCACTGCTCTGAGATCCACCATCCTGATCGATGTCAACAGCGCCAACGCCGATGCAAAAATCATTTCTAGGCATCGTGACTTCTCCAGTCGAAGGATTATAGATTCCGTGATTGTCTCTCAGTTCCTCGTTAAAAATTACATCCCTGTCGCCCGTTGCGAATCCTTGCCCGGAATCTCTCCTAGCATCGACTTCTATGCTTGTGTTTGAGTAATCAGCGCTCACGATTTTAGCCGTAGACTGCCATCCTTGAATTGGAACTCCTGTTAGATGTATTGTGAAAGTATCGTTGACTGTAGAGCCCCAAGCAAAAGGTTCAGCAGCGTCCCAAATGTCATTTCCAGTGCTTTGAACAAAAAGATCTCCACTTGTCGCAATAAAAGGTATTCCTCCAGTCATATCTCCACTAGATGAAGCACTTGCATCGTCTGCTGTTGCTGTTCCAGTTGTGCCAAAACCCGGTTGCTGACCAGAATCTAGAAGTTTTGATGTTTCAATAGAAAGTCCCGGTGGAAGCCAATCAGCCTCGGAAATTTGAAAGTTTCCACCAGGACTTCCGGAGTTGAATGTTCCAGATATTCTAATATCTATCGAATCGCCATTTCTTCGATATTGGCCAGAAATAATTGCTAGAGAAAGGTTCATTATCGAGCTAACGCTAGGGTTGTATGACTTCCATTCAGAGATAGCCGCAGCGTCGCCAGCCTGTTGTTGTTCGCCTATGAAAAAATCATCAACCCTTAACGAATCGGCAGTTGACCAAGCTGTTGTGTCGCATCGAAATAAAATAAGACGATAGAACCTGTCGGTAGCGTCGGTAATAAAGCTAGAAACGTAAGGACTCTGTCCGACTTTCAAATCAGAAGTTGCGGGGTAATGATATTTTGGACTTGTAAAATCATCATTGTCGTCGCTTGCAACTACAACACGAAAAGAGCTGAGTGTTCCTCCGCTTCCTCCTGTGTTGTTTCGATCTTCAAGAAGAGGATTTCCTGTTTCTCGATAATCAAACTTAATTAACAAATTTTTCGAGAAATACTTGCTAAAAGCAGTGGATAATTTGAAGTCATAAGATATGCCTTGTTGAAATGAATTTAAAGAGCTTCCTCTTAAATATCCACTTGATGCCCCTGATATCGAAGTTCCATCCACGGTACTAAAAAGATAGTCTAGACTAGAGTAATCATTTGCAATCGTCATAGTGTCGCCATCGACAGGCGAACAAGTAGAGCCAGAAAAACCAGATAAGCCTTTCCACACGGCAATACCTTTTTCGAAGTCACCATATTTGATGAAGTTTTTCTGATTTCCCCAACCACCCAAAGAATCAACATGTTGAGACTGTCCGAAAGCAAACAAAGAAATAAAAAATAGAATTAAACTGTAAAATCTCATTATCCTCTTCTCCACATTTCACGCCAAATCAAATTATTTTCATCCCAGTAAAAGGAAATCATTGATCCTGAAGTCATAAAAAAATCACCATTGCATTCATATCCAGCTCCAGAGCTTTCAAAAAATTGAATTGTTTTAGTTCCAAGTGCTGAGTCTCCTCTAAGAACTAGCTCCTGTCCGAAGATTGTTCCTGGATCCATCTCTTCAACATTGTTAAGAGGATTTCCTGCTCCCGTAGTTATATTGATTTCTGAAATCTGTCTATCGAGTCTTTCATCAAAGTTCCCGGAAGAAAGCCCCGCAACAACAGTGTAGCCTGTAGTGTTCGCAGTTAAATCTGTTCCTGTCGTATCTGGTTCTTTCAGTCTTCCACTTTGAGAAACAGCGCCTACCTGCACCCACCTATTCAAGTCATCTGAATAGTAAAATGCGACTGATTCGTTATTTCTTAAAACGTAATTAACCCCATCTGAAAAATGAAATCCGGTTTGAGGCGAGATTACTGTTTCGTGCAATATTTCAATTGGATTGCCTGTTCGATTAGAGAAAATATGATACTTTGCTAGAGAGCCAGCATCGTAGAATGCATTTATCCTTGTTAGACCTGAGTTAGTGAATTCTATTATCGGAGTCCCAGGATCTGATATGGTTGTGTTTCCGGTAGAAGTCGAATCGATTGTTATTCCATAATCAAATCCAGCAGAAAGATCTGTACCTCCTCCAGTAGATCCGACAAGGTGCCACTTGAAATCACGCTCGGAGTAGACAAACATGGCCATGCCTTCTTCTGGAATATCGAAGTCTTCGTTGTTTGGAAGATAAAATCGATCATTGGTACTAGATGCCGATGCGCTATCGTGCAAAATCGTGACAGGATTTGAATTAGAATTGTGAAGGATTCGACACTCGCCATTATATGTTCTCGGCATGCCAGCAATCGAAACGAGCCCTAAACTGTTTAGATTGTAAACAATGTCTGAGAAATTAGAGAGATTAACAGCGGTTCCAGAATCGTTAATGTTCTGGTCGTCGAAAGCAAGTCGTGCGCTTGCAAGAATGTTGTTTGAAAATGTCTGAACGCCTGTGAATGTTTGAGACTGATTCAGAAATGCGACGTTAGTTAAATCCGCAGCTGCCCCTCCGTATGCATGCCATCTTGATGTCCTAGAGGAATAAATAAGAAAAGCCCCTGCGTCTGGCTTTAATGGAAGTGGACTTCCGTCTGGTAATAGGAATCCGTCTGCTGCACTAGTCGCCTGATCATGAAGCAACTCGATTTCTACGCCTGTCTGATTTACTAAAAGCTTGACCAGTCCATCCTCTCCGCCAGCTAGTCCCTCAACAGAAACAAGAGCGCCGCTGATTAGCTGAATAACGGATGTAGCAACAGCCGCAAGGTTTACATTCGATCCGGCGTCTGATCTATTTGTCGTTGCATAGACAAAGTTTTCCTGAAAAGTATTTTTGTCGGTGAACGTGTTTTCAATTGCTAGCTCTGGGACTACGGCCGGATTTGTCTTTAGTCCCGATGCGCTCTGAGTGAGTGTGCTTCCATCTAAGACGAGGCTAAACTGCCTTGTGATCAGCTCTTGAATTGCATTTCCATCTACCGTGTATAGTCCGAATCCTGCGCCCTGGATCCAGTCCTGGGCGTCGGTAGCGAAATCTGTGATTTCTTCAGTCTGCTGATAAATTTTTCCTGCATCGTTTCCAAACAAAATGGAAATCGCTGCCGCAGTGACCTCTGATTCGGTGTCTGCGTCCGATGCCCGAACAGGAGCTCCAGAAGCCTGTACCTCGAAAATTCCGTTTTCAGTAAGCGTTGCCCTGCCAGCGAGCAGAATCCTGTCTCCCGTAGAAACCACATGTCCACCGACAGTATCCCCATCATCGAAATCAGAGGCAAATGTTCCTCCTCCAGAAAGATCCGCTGTGATTGCGTTCTTCTTCCATTTTAGACCATCTAAAAGATTGTCAATCTGCTGCTTCGTGTAAACGTGATTAGGGTTTGTTGCCCCCGTCGAGAGAGATATTTGCGCGAAACTTGGGGTTGCTCCAGAGTGAATATCTTGAGGAAGGGAAAGCGTGATGCTTCCTGGTCCATTTGTGACAGTGACCTGATTAGAGGTTCCACTAATTGTTAGAAGATCAAATCCACTACCGTTACCGATAAGGATTTCTCCATTCGCGGCAGAGGATGCATTTAGTCCTGTTCCTCCGTTTTCAACCCCAAGGATTCCATTCACGGCAGAAACCAAATCAATCAAAGGGCCGTTTCCATCGGTTCCATCATGCGTGTGGCCACCAGCTCCAAGAAACAAAAGAACAATTGAGACGATTTTGTCCGTAAGGGAATCAGACGCCCCCCCGACTATATCGCCATTCGCGTCTATAGAAGTCCAGTCAGGAGTATCGCCCTCGTTCGCTGTTGCTAAGAGATTTCCAATCTGCGTTCTAAGAGCGTTGATGAAATTCTGAACGTCAGCGATTGTTGTCGTGTCCGGCTGGTTCAGATCGACTTTCCCAATGGTCGAAGTGTCTTGCTCCCTGCTCATGAATGAATCATTAAATTGTGTTTGATTGGCTAAATCACTGTTCTGAACTGTCATAGGTCAATTGCCTCTCTGAATCTCAAGCGACCCGTCTGATAAAATCCTTTGATGATTGATTCGAGTCTAAAAGCCGTGCCTTGTCTGCTGGTCTGAGTTGATTCAAGCAGGCACTTGGTGAAATTTGATGGAGTGTCTCTGTCCTCCATGAATTCGACTTTGGCTTTTGTTATTAAATAATTTAGAAAGTCTCTTGCGTCTTCCACGCCTGTCGCGCTTTCCTCAAAGTTTCCAGTTTTATTATTCAAATTTGTTCTTGATGAAATCGGGCTTATGTTCATTTCAATAAATCCCACATCACCGAATTGAACAGTTTGAATTTTTCCGCTTGCACTGGTGTTTACAACAGCATCTTGTTTTGTTCTGAAATCATCGATTGAAACATAATCGAAAACGATTGCCTGAGGTCTATAAACAGAGCCGCTTGAAGAGTCACCCTCGTAACTTGAAAGCCCGGTTCTATCTGCACCAGTGAAACCCATAAGTGCCCAAGGGCTTGTTCCGACTTGACTCCCAGAAATAACAAGAAGGTCAAATGCAGAGTCACTTGAAATTGTTATCTGCCTCGTTGTCCTGTCTACGCTGACATTGTAGGCAAGCGTTCCGACTGCATCCATTGCCCTTTTAATTTCGAGCACAAATTCCTCTAAAGTGTAATCGCCCTGATTTAGCTCTGCTGTAAGCTCGCCGGACCCCTCATCGAAATTGATGATATTGTTTCCAAGACCTCCGCCAGCGCCATTAGATATTGTGTGGCCATAGAAAAATTGGGAAAATGTTGTGATGTCGCTCATGTAAGCTCTAGCCCCGTGTTTTTCAGTGTGTCTTGAATTCTTTCGATTAGCTTAATGTTCGCATCGTCCGATTCAAAGAAATTTCCCTCGACGTTCAAATTGACCACGACTTGTCTTGGCTCGCTGCTTTGTTGTCTTAGAAATTCAGTAAGGTCTTTGTTTGTTTCTGTCGGAACAACTCGCTCTCCAGGCGCTAAAACCGCCGGGAAATTGTCCCTAGATCCAATCCCAGGAACTGAATCGATACCTCTTTGAAGTCCTGCTCCCTGTGATGCAATTTGAGCCACGTTTGCCAGACCCTTGATAATGATTGATGTTGCAAGTGCTGGACCTAGAAAAGGCCCACCTTGTGCGAGCGCTTGGTTTGCCGCTTCATACGTGCTAATGGTTGCGTTCGCAATGCCAGCGGCCTTTCCAATCGCCACTAGTTCCTTCGCACTTGATCTCGTGAGAAGACTTATATTGCCGAGAAGGTTTTGAGTCTGTCGAAGTTCAAGCTGTCTTTGCTGATCCTTGAACTTCTCTTGTTCTTTTTGGATCTTCATGGCCTCAGCCGCCTGAAGCTTTTCAAGTGCAATTACCGCCTCGGTGTGTTGCTCCTCTGTGACCAATTGATCTGCTCTTGCTTGCTCAAGAATTGATCGCTCCTCATCAAACTTTTGTCTTAATGCATCGAGCTGCAATTGATTGAACTCTTCTCGAGTCAGAAGCTCCGCCTCAAGTTCTGCCCTAAGAAGTTCTAATCGCTCTTCCCCAGTCTGTTGTCCGTCTTCACCTTCACCAGCGAGCGCGAGCGCGAACTCTTGGGCTTTTTTCTGAGCGTCTGTCAGCTCCGACTTTGTTGTTTGAAGCCCTGAATTTAGGCTCTCAAGACCACCCAAAGCCGCCGGAACCCTGTTTTCTCCAAGGTCAGAAAGTCCCATTCCAAGCTTTGAGACCTCGTTTGCCGCTTGCTCTAGGCCGATTGCCAAGCTTCCAAACGCACCATCCTTTTCGATTTCCTCGTTATTTTCTTTGACCTGATCGGTAAATGCGTCAATCGTGGCCGACGCTTTATTAACCGCTCCGCTAAAATCAAGTTTCGCCGCAGACGCCAAAGCCTCAGTGAAATTGAAATAGGCACCAGTGACCGTTCCTATCGTTTTTCCGAGCGCATCGAATGAGTCGACAACGACCTCGACTCCAGTCGCTAGAAATGCAAAACCTCTAAGCGTTCCCTCAATTGCACTAGGAAGAGTCTCGTTCAACGTGATTAGAAGATCTGTAATTCCCTCGTTGTTGATGTTTGTGAAAAGCTGAGGAATCGCCCTGAGTGTAGAAACGAGCTTGTCAAATTGAAACCCTGCTGTTTCCTCGACTTCTCTAAACGCGTCCGATGTCGCCCCTGCTGCTTGAGCGGTTCCCCTTAGCGCGTCTGAGAAGTTTTGAAAATCACCAGAGGCAATTGCGGCGATTGCGTTCGCACCCTCAATTTCTGGAATGAGCCTTCTGACCTGATCAAGCTGTCCGCCAGTGGCTTCCACGACTGACTTGATAGTCGCCTCGAATCCATTGTTTTTAAGCGCAGCAGATCCAAGTTCAACCCCGAGCTCCTCTGCTGCTTTTTTTGCAGCATCCGTTGGTGCAGACAAAGCAACGATTGCACCACGAAGCGCAGTAGTTGCCCTAGCTCCCTCGATACCTTTAGTCGTAAGAAATCCTACAGCGCCAGCGACCTCATCGAACCCGAGCCCTGCTGTTTTTGCAAACCCAATTACATTTCCAAGGCTGGCTTGCAATTGAGAAAAAGTAGTTACACCTTGTTGAACGGTTCTGAACAGAATGTCCGATGCCTCAGATGCCGTCAGGCCCTCGCTTCCGTAAACATTCAAAACCTGAGTCAGTGCACCAACCGCAGTCTCGACATCGGTAACGCCTGCTACAGCAGCTTTGTTGGCTTGATTCAAAAGATTGAGGGCTTGCGTCTGGTCGGAAATTCCAGCGGAAACAATATTGTAATAGGCCTTTGCCTGGCCCTGGGATGTGCTCCCAAACTCGGCTGCGAATCTAATAAATGAATTAGTGGCGCTATCCGTTAGCTTGGCGTTTTTCGGAAGGATCGAATTGACTTCACCGACTGCCTTGGAAAACTCCAAGTAGTCCTGTGCAGCTTGACGCCCAGCGGCGGCAATTGCAGATAGGGCTTTCCCGATCCCTGCAGCAACAAGAACGCCACCAGCGACCTGTGCCGCGCCACCAAGGGCTGACAGCGCCGACGTTGCCTTCTTTCCGCCTTTATCAATGTCGTCGCCAATGTTGGCCCCAGCCTTTTTAGCGAGCGCCTGAGCCTTGTCTAAGGAGGCTTGGAGCTCCTTAATATCGCCACTTATCTTGACAACTAGTTCATCGATTTCGGCCATGATTATCTTTGCCCTTGCCCTCTAACCTTGGTAGACGATCAAACTTTTTGACCATCGCCATCAGTTTATCACGATCTTCCTTTGGGGCAGGAGGCACGACAGCATAAAAAGCTGCCCAGAACTCCTCCATCGTGGCGTTCCAAAAGTCTTTAGGAGGCTGCTTTAGTACTCCGACCCATGCGCCAAAGAAATCGCGCATCGGAAATTGCTTGTCTATGCGTTGCTTGTTGGCTGCTGGGGATCGGTCGTTTTTTTTTCTGGATCAGGCACAAGCATATCCCCGACCAAGGAAACTGCTTCAGTCATGAATTTAGAAACGCCTTCTTGCCGAATCATTTCCCCAAGCTCGCTATATTCCATAGCTAGGTGTGGAGTCTGCGCGTCCCTCAAATAAGCGACCATGCCAGAGTGAATCACTCCAACCACGTCCTGAAAAGTTCCTTTGCCAAATTGAAAGTCAGTAAGAATTTGAAAAACAGATTTTCCTGTTCGCTTTTCAGTAAGCTGAATGCAAAGAAAACTGGGGCGCAAAGTGTGTTCTTTGCCCCCCAAGCTAATAGTTCTGTCTTTGTAAAGCTGATCGCTCATTAGACCTCGTTATAAGAGAACTCTCCTGAAGATTCCAGCGTGACACTGAAACTTTGTGGAGCGTTGTAATCGCCACCCTGTTCCAAAGCAACAACCTTAAAACAGCCTTCCCAATACTTAAGAACAGCACCGTCGTCAAAAAGACATACTTGATAGCGGTTAAGGTCATTCGCAAGGAAAAGCTTTCGAAGCTTCGCTTGGCCCCACTCGTCCACAGCAAAGCCAGATCCAGAAATGCTGAGAGAACGGATTCCTGCGCCGTCCAAGATCTCTCTGAATTCTTGTGAAAGACTATTTGTGATTTCCTGCAATTCTGCCGCGAATGCAAGCGATGCATTTTGAAGCCCTCCAAGAGCTCGGAAAACCTCAACGGCTGTTCCATCCCCATCATCGATCAAATCGATTGGCGCACCGCCTTCAGTTAATGCAACCTGAAAACTATTTGCTGTTGAATTGACCACATAATATTTCGTATCAATCACGATTCCAGTGGTTGTATTGATTGCTGAAAACTCAACCTGATCTCCGTCTTCAAGACCGTGGGCTGTTGCCTCTACGAGGTCGGTTGTGTCTGTGAAAGTCACCGCTCCAGCAAAACCATTTCCAGCTTTGATCAGAACGTCTTTTCCTTTGAGTGTAGATAATGTGTTGTTACAAGTCGTCATGGTGTTGCGTTTCCTCCAAGGGTGAATTCAAACCTAATGATTCCATGATAAGTCTTGGTGTCAGGCTCCTCAAGCACGGTTCGAAAATTCTCTCTAAAGTTGATCATACAATAATCCGCAATATTCCAAAGCGAATCTTGGTTATGCAGTAAGTCACGAATTCTCGTGAGAATAGCGTTGACGGTCTTTCTGGTCGTTTCATCGTCCCAGACATCGATAGTAATTTCGCCGTTGAAACCAGTCGTAGTCTGAGTCTCGAGGTCAGTGATCTCTCCATCACCAATCTTTACGAACGGATATTCCTGTTCTTGTGGAAGTGAATCGAAGACGCCTGTGATGAGCGCTCCTAGGGTAGCGTCTCCATTCAGGGTGGCGAAAACTCTTTTCTGGATCTCATACCCGATGTCTAGCGTCATTATTTTGCCTTTTTGCCTAGCTTACGCACGAGCGCCCGCGCGATAACTTTGTCAAAATTTCTGTTTTTTGCCTCTACTTTTTTTAGAGCTGGCCTCAAAAACGGTCTGGGCTTCACCTTTCTTGTTCCAAACTCTAGCCGCCTAGCATACTCGACATTTGTTCCGACCCTAACCTCGAATCTGTTTATGGCGTCGACATCGATTTGAATTGAGTCTATCAGTCTACCCTCATCTGTGTTTGGAGGATCTCCCGGCTTAGATGCCACATGAAACTTATTTCCGCGACGATAAATCCTTCCTTTACTTTTCTTGGCTATGCTTTTAACAGCTACATTTTGGACCTGAATGGCAAGCTCTTTAAGCTCCTCCTTAAGAACCTCGGCGATTCCAGATTCTCTCCTGCTTAGTACGCCAAGCAATTTTTTCACACCTAAGAGCTTTACTTCGATCATGTCTTTGGACCCTCATCGATGGTCTTGATCTGCATGAATTCCTTGCGTCCATCGACATAAATAACGCTTTTGATCTGCAAAGTTAGCCCACGGTGAATGACTCTCATTGATTCAGTCACTCCTGGAATAGCTCTAATCGTAAACTGATAAGTGTCGACGGCATCTATTCTCTGAGATATGAGCCGCTCGTTTCCGTGCTTCTCAACAACTTTTGCCCAAGGATTTGCGAACTGTGACCAGCTATCGGTGAAGCCTCCGGTATCATCTTGGACTTGACTGATTTGCTCAATGACGATTTTCGTCCTGAAATCTTGAGGAGAGAACTTGCAATTTCTACATCCCATTAGAGCCTGATCCTTTTCCACCTAGACATGAGAGCCTTGACTAAATTCGGAAGTCCTTCGTCCGGACTACATCCTAAGTACATAAGCTCTGCATATTTCAAAACTGCCATCTTTATTTCTTCTGGAACGTCCGAAGCAGAAGCGCCAAATCCAGCAGTGAAATTAATTTTTAAAGCTGACCCCGGTCTAAACAATTCAGTAGGCCAGACAGAGGTAGGTTTTTTTAAAAGCCTTGATGGATTGCTTCCCTCATCAAGGTAGTAATTGTCAGATAAATAAGTTGATGTGCTGTTCTGCTCGTCGATAACCTCAAAGCTTTCTATCGATTGAACTGGGTAAACTAAAAGAGAAAATTGATTCAATGAAATCCTGGCTTCGCTTAGTGGACTTGTTTCTTGATACGGCAAGGCATAAGGCTGCGAGATCACTGGATCATTAACAGTTCGAAATGGAATGTCGTCTCTGTAAAGAGAAAGAGTTTGGGTGATGAATCTCAATCCATATAAAGATTCAAGAGTTCTTTCGGCTGCCTTTATCAGGCTTAGAAGTAGGGCGTCGTCGTCCGTTACTGAGCTTTCTATTCGAAGTCGATTTTTTAGCTCGCTTACCTCTACGACTTGACTTGCTGGACCTCTTATTTGCTTGAGGCTTTTTCTTCTTGCGCCCAGATCGTTTCTTCTTGACATCGACTATCTCTCCTATCCCATGTCTCACTATCCAAGCAGCATCCTCATCCTCGAGCTCAATTCTTTGATTGTTGAAGACGGGAATAATTTGTCCAAAAACATTTTTAAAAAGATACCCCGTGTTGATTTGAACTATCTGCATGTTCAATGAAAGGGCCCTGGAGCTTTCACCCCAGAGCCCGATACTCCTTAACCTTTTTCTACAAGGTGTTGGTCTTGAAGAATAGCAACGGCATCAACGGTCAAATCTGGAGATCCTGTCGCTACATACGCCAAACGAAGGTATCGCTTGTCACCTTCGTATGGAATCCGAAGAATGTCTCCGACATTCGCCAATTCTGCGCTCGCAAGCGAAGAAGGAGCATAGTCCACATCGCTCCAAACAGAATCATCGTCCGAATGTTGAAGCTTGAACTCCAAATCATTGACTCCTGCGGCGATAGCGTCAACCGCCCCTGCCTTAACTTGAATTCCCTGGTGTGCCGCTTCTTTCAAATCCACAGAAGAAGTCTCACCGCTTGCTGTGATTTGTGAAGATGCAGCTAGGATTTCAGGTCGAACTAAATTTGCAATAGGTCCACTCATAATTCACCCACTTTCCTATGCGCTCAACTTAAGACGCTTGATTGCATCATAGTTTTTGACAGCTCCGCCGACTCTTTTTGTAAAGTAAAAGAGAACCTTACCTTTTTGAGTGATGGCGTCGCGGATTAGTGTAATCCCACGTCGATCAACGATCTGATACCCGGCGCGGAAGTCACCAAAAACAACGGCATAAGATCCTGTTCCGTAATCTGCGGGCGCATCCATGTCATCGAATTCTCGAATAGGATAACCAGCAAGAAGGTCAGGCTGTCCAGCTTGAAAGCTAGGCTGCCAAATGTAGGCACCGTCGTTGTCTTTGAATTTTCTTACTCGAGAAACAGTCTTTCGATGCATTCCCCAGTAAGCATTTTGACGGTAAACCTGTTTTAGCTCACCGACCATGTCTAGAAAGATGTCTCCTGCATTTGGATTCGCAGCAAAGTCTCCATTCACTCCAGAGTTTTTTGTCTCAATAGTGCCAAAGACACCATTTCCATCTGCGTAGTCAAGAATCCCTCTCGGCTTTCCTAAACCATTTCCTCGAATGAAAGCATAGTTTTCATCACGAGAAATTTTCTCTCCGGCCTTTTCAGCGAGCCAAGATTCGACGTTGACTGAAGCATCCTCGAGAAATTTTTGCGTTGCCTTTGGCTGAGCGAAAATCTCCTCTGCCGTGATCTTCAAAAGCTTAACTTTTGGAGTATCAGTTTCGGTTCTCTCTTCTCGCTCCGCTACCCATCCAGATTCCACTTCATCGAGATCTTCGAAAATGTCAAACGAGGAAGAACTTATTGTCTGAGTAGAGGCCAAATCACGAATGATTGATGTATCAAAAACTCGCTTCACGATTTCGTTAGACATCTCGTCAGGAACAAGAAGTCCGCCGTCTTCAGCAACGACTACAGAAAGAAGTTTCTTTTCAAAAGCTTTCTCTTGTGCCTTTTGAACTTCAGCCTCTCCATGTCCCTTTCGAAGATAACTAGAGAAGGCCTCTTTGTGCTCGACCTGCTCTGGGGTTAATGTTTTGCCTTCTTTGTCTGCATAACCATTGTTACGCTTCAAAGCTGCGACTTCCTTGTCAATCGACTCTTTCATCTCGTCGAGAGCATTGTCGAATTTCTCAAACATTTCTTTTGTTTCAGCGGATTCGAAACCCTTCTCTTCAATCGCCTTGAGTCGTTTGTCATTTTCCGCCATGTAGTCTTTGACTTCCTTGGCGTAAGTTTCAAACTTCTGTTCGATTTCCATTTTTTTTAACTCCTATTTTGTTTTATCTCCGCAATGGCAGCATCGATTTTTGACGCGAAGCTTGAGTGGTCGCCCGACTCATCTTCTACTGCGGCGGCTCCGTTTCGGAGTGCCCAATCAGCGATGTCTGACATCTTAATCCCTAGCCGAGAGGCTTGGGCTTGGAGCTCATTTAAAAATTCCATCTTAGAAAGCTGTCCGCGGAGGCCCTTAAAGCCTTCAACGCTTGCTTCGGTGTTCATGGGAAATGAAACGATTGAATATTCCCATAGCCTAACTTCTTTTAGTCTTCGAACGCGAGGACGCTCGTTGTCGGGGACTGCTTTAACAGTCGAAAATCCAATGGAGAGTCCCATTTTGGTTTGGTGCTGAACCGCTTTTTGAGCAAGGGTATAGAGACGGATTGCATCTGGATTGTTTAGGTATACCTCACCCTCGACCTTCAGACCCCTGTCATCCTCTTCAGCTCGGACGTTCCATCCGATCTGCTTATGAGTCATGTGACTGTCTAAGATCGGGAATTTCCCTTTATTTTGTTTGATCGTTTGTTTGAAGGCGCCTTTATCAACAACGTCATCTCCTTGGTCGATGTTTCCGAATGTTGACGCATAGCCCCTAATTGTTCCGATTTTTTCGTCTGACTCAACGCCAGCCTCTTCGACCTTAAATTCGCAAAGCTTGGTTTGAAATTGCTTCATTGTTCGATTGCCCTCTTGCCTTCAATATTAACAACGTGCAGTGCCCTTTCAAAATGAACGGTAAATTTTGATGAGCCCTGTACTATTTCGCCGCCGAAATTTTGGCTGCGTCCTTCGTTTAATCCGCCGATGTCGAAGTCCGAAAACTGGACTTTGATCTTTCCTGACTGTCCATCAATTATTTCAATCTGTCCCTTTGATAGCTTTTTGGATAGAAAGCGATCCCCGTTGTAAGGGAAAAGCAGTTTAATTTCCGATGGATCCGAAAATCTAAAGGGGTTTCCAAAGCGATCAATAATCTGAAGATTCATGGATTACTTTCCCCACTCCTGATTCAAGCTTTTCTTCTGTGATCACACCAATGGAAAATTTTTCTTCTTCTTTTTCAGGCTGCACTGCGTAGAAGAAATCTGTTGTTAGCTCGTAGTCATCGACAGATCTCTTATCTTTCTGGACCAAATACTGGGCGTAAACATGGTCGACCCCACTTGGCATTGGAAAAGACTTATCGAGGTACAGCCCCCCCCCGAAATGTGTCAAAACTCTTTCTGAGAGACGCTCTCCCTTGTCTGAATAAATGAGGGCTTTCGGCTGTAGGTCGTCCCTGCCATCGAATAGCTGAAGCCAAAGTGGAATTGGACTGCCGACGACTACACCCATAAAACAAGTCTAGTCTTACAGCCTAAAAATTCCTAGAACAAGCTGGAGATCGTGTTGTTTCCCAGCTGAATGTCGACACACAACCCTTATCTTATTTGCGTCAAGAGTTCCGAGCTGAGGGTGCTCTAGATTTTCCTGCATGTGCGTTACCGCCGCGCCGCGCACGCCAATCTTTCCGTATGCAGCTAGATACTTAAGGTTAATCCCGCCTTCGACGAAAACCTTGTTTCCAACGGAATAAGATCCACTCGCCCAAACGTATAGATTTTCAGAAATTGTGGAATGATGGCCAATCTCCCCAGAAAGAATCCAGTAGTCGATGTCCGGGTTCCAAATCATATCAGTTCTTATGCAATTGGAATCAAGGTCGGCTTGATCGGCAGGGGTCCATTTTGTTTCGACCCCTCCAACGTCTTTGTAAAACTCCAGAGAGCTCCATCCAATGTCTTGATTGTCGATGTTTTTTTCGTGAATAGAATTTAGAGTCGCAGTTCGCCATTCGGTTTCAAATGTCTGCTGGTAAGAGTTCTCTGGGCCTACCATATTTGTGACAGGAATCCCCTTTATGGTTGTTGGATCTTTTTCTGAAATTTTTACTTCCGGAGGATCTTGTGGGCTTGGCTCTCCATCATGGGCTGAAACAATAGCGGTTAAGTCTGACTGCTCTTGTGGCGATAGAGAGGCTTTAAACACACAATCGATCACATCACCGTTTACAGTCACGGAATCTAAAGCAATTGTAATGCTTGAGTTTGAAATCTCACTATGAAGGCCTCTCGGATTAATCTCTCCACCTGCCGTATCGTTTGCTGCTGAATATGTATATGTGCTCATGAAAGATCCTCGACTTTAATAACGGTGAGACTTACATTTTTCAGCCTTCCCGTTCCTCCTCCGTCAGTTTCACCCCATTGAAAACGAACGTCAATTTGATCTCTACTCAAAAGTTCAATAATGCTAACAGCAGTCACGGGCAAGTAAGTGTCGCCACGAGCAAACAAAAAAATATCTTCAACTAGAGTAATCCAAGTCGAATCGTTTTCAGGCTTCCACTGGACACGGTATCCTGTTTTTTTATTGTTATTAGAATTTGTGACTTGTCCGGAATGAAGGAGAAGATAATTTCCTGCCTCCTTGACGGCGGTTTGTGGGCTGAATTTAGTAACCCAATCGTTTGATGTGGTTGAGCTAACGGAATCGTCTGAATAGGCTTCGAGCTCAATTGATTCAGCTACCTTTGCAACGAATTCAACCCAGTCATTGTTTCCAGAGCCGTCTTTTCTCCAAAGCTTAGGCTCGTCTTGCTGAAAATACCAAGAATTAATTGGGGCCGGGCTCCCCTGTGGGGAACCTGACCCGGCTGTGAAATAAACTTTGCTGTTGCCGTCTGTATCGGTAATAGACAATCCATTTTCGCCAATCTCATGAGAGTCATCGAAATTAATTGCCATTCAAATCACCTTACAGTTCAGAGTTTACGACTTCAATTCGACGTGCGGTAACAGTTACGCCAGCGGTTCCAGATGCAGCTTGAAGCTCCATGTTTGCTCCGTTGATTGCAACCGTGATGTCCAAATCAAAGTTCGATCCCTGCTTAAGCTTTGCATAAAGAGTGTCGTCCACATCTGTTCCATCGGTGAGAGCAAAAATCTCAAATGCTTGTCGGTTCGCTGGAGTAGCCTCCTCGAAAGCCTCAACGAGCCATTTGCAAGCTTTAACAGAGGCATGAGGAACTGCATCGACTGCGGTGTTTGTGGTAATTCCAGTTACCTGAACGCCTTTGAGCTGAGCAAGCAAAACCTCAATGCGTTGGAACAAGTCCTTCGCAGTTTGGTTGTCGGCCAACAAATTGTCGGTGAAAGACCCGTAGTTGATGTCGCCTTGAGTTAGTCCGCTGGCAGATTGAATGTCCTGCTGATTTCCGTCGAGTTTTTCGATTGCAGAGTTTACAGAATCAGAGCTGGAGATCGATCCGTTCTGGCTGCTGTATCCGCTATCGAGATCGATGTAAGAGGCTACTTGCCAGTTTACGTCTGAAATCTTAACCGCTGCACCAGAAGCCAAAGGAAAGTGAATTATGGCCTGTTCTTCGTTTCCTGCGCCGGGATCGGGTAGGTATTTCTGAACGACAAATGTGTCATTGTCTGCGATGGCTTGTCCAGCGGCTGCAATTGTAATGTCGGTCGCGCTTGTTACCGCAGTGACTTCGAAAAGAGCAGGGGTTCCATCAACGTCTGCTAAAAGGTAATCGCCTACAGAGAAATCGTTTCCATCAAGGCCTGACTCGTTGTCAGAAAATCCTGTTGGGTCGACTGATCCAGCAGACAAGCTATCAACAGTCGCAGCTCTTACGAGTTCGTTTCTCCAGGAAAGTTGATCGAGATTAGCCGAACCAATCTCTTCCCAGTCTGCAGTGCTGTTTGCGCTGCCGATCTTTTTATAGATCTCATCGGTTCCGCTGCGAAGATATAGCGAGGATAAGGGGGCGTCATCTTGCACGCCACCGTCGCCACCCGGCGCTGCGGTTCCAGATAGAATCTGCCCTAACGGTGATTGGCTATTTTCATCCGTGATCGAATAACCGAGTTCTGCTTCAAATAATTTTCTACTCATGAGTTTGTTCTCCCCTTAAAAGAGTAACCGATAACCTTTGAATGTCGCTGAAAAAGTTTCGTTGTTTTGTAGTGTAAGGACGATGTTTCCAGCGCTCAAAGTCGCATTCAAAGACATCCGAAGGTTTCCGGTTTTGTTGATTGTATCAAAAATTGAATTACCGACTTTGGCAAGAAGCATCTCGTATATTTTCGAACTTTCTTCGGCTTCACTGAAGCCCTGAACGTAAATTTTACCTCCGTTGCAATTCGCTGCGGCTACATTTAACAATTGCACAGTTTGACCTGCTGGCACGATCTGAGATGGAATTTCAATCCAAGCACCATCGGCATCGAGTCCGTCTCGCCCAGCCGGACCTCTTGGACCCTGTGGGCCTGTGAATCCAGTGGCCCCTTGAGGGCCGCGTTCCCCACGATCGCCTTTCGGTCCTCGATCACCCTGCGGCCCCCTCTCACCCTTTGGTCCTGCAGGGCCAACAGGACCAAGCTTTTTTCTAGGTCCAGCGACAGCCACTGATATTAAACCTCAAAAACTAGTCTGCATCGGCAATTGATCACTTGATCGGCAGGTCCGCTCGGATCACCAGGTCCGTTCATTATGCTTCCGTTCACGCTGAAACTTTCTTTAAGTCCGACCTTCGTTCCATCCATATCGTTATGGTCGTCTCTAGTCCTGTGATCGTCTGTTGCGATCCATTCCTTTCTGAGATCTGGAATATCCAATGCTTCCGCTGCTTGAAGAGTTGCCTGCTTGCTAGAAATTCCAACTTCAGTTCTCGCTATCGTGCGCGCGCGTGAAGTGGAAATGTCAGAAAATCTTTTACTGATATTAGAAGAAATAGTATCGATTGACTGTCCTTCACTTACTCCTGTGAAGATTTCTTTTTCAAGAATTGATCTGGTTTCGGACAGCGTCGTTGATTTGATAACTTGTAGAGACTCCTGGGCCCTTTGTGCAACAAAAAACTCAATCCACGATGTGTAGTCTGACTCCTTTTTTTGCTCCCAATTAGCACCCCACCAACTTTTGCCTCCGTCAATAATGGGATCACCAAACTGTCTCGCGACCCTTTTAAGGTATTTTTGAAGTAGCGTTGAAAGCTCCTCATCCATTTTGTCAATGGCTTTAAGGGCCTGAGCTTCAGCCAGTCTCTTTTCCGTCGTGTTAATTTTTCTAAGCGATTTAGCAATGGGCTTGAAATAGTCATCTGCTAGGTCTTCCTCGAGGCGCTTGATGTAAAATGTTTCAAGAGCCTCCATCTTTCGTCTGGTTTTCTTTTTTTCGTCTCTAGTGATTAGATTGAAAACTTTTAAATCTCCGGCAAGTAAATCCTCATGAACGATGGTTTCTTTCTCAATGACCTTAACTGACTTCTCGTCTTCACTCTGATCTTCGTTTTCAGAATCTGATCTTTCCTCTTCGGTTTCAGACAAGTCGCTCACAGAGGCAGATCTAGCCAGTGTATCTCCACCCTCAATCGGATCATACCCAACAGCAGATCTTTTTTCGTTGTCCGTTAGGTAATCGACTTGCTGATACATTTCGAATTTGTTCTGTCGTTTAGGGTTGAGCGATTCGATCGAATCGATGTCGATGTCTAACTCTAATCTGTCTCCATATCCGGGAACCAGCCATCTGTTCAATTCATCTCGAAGCATGTAGGCCAGTGGGATAACTGTTTCCTCGTACATTGCTTGGCGAGCTTCTGCGTAATTGTTGTAAGTTGAATCTCCCGGAATGTTCAAGAGAATAGGAGGGACGCCAAGAGCAAGGGAAATGTTTCTTGCGTTCTGATTTGTTCCCTCAAGCCAATCGAGATCGGCTAGATTCATTGCCATCTGTGTCCACTCCATGCCGCCTTCGAGGATTACTGTCTTGCCTGCGTTCTGTGGGCCTTGCATCGTATCTCTGAGCTGCTCTTTAAGATTATCGAATTCATCGTCATCTAAAACACCAGTCCCATTAAAGTCTTTATCGATTTTAACAGCGCCGCTTGGTCTTGCTCCGTTTTGAAGAAGACCAAGGTTGTGCTTTGCAGCTGCGTTGTGTTGGTCAATTGATAGAAAAGCTGGCTCCAGGGGACTCATTCCCCAATACATGTTTGTTGGATGAAATGTTTTCAAGTGCAAAATATCCGCAAGGCCAGTCATTTCATCGACTTCATAATTAATCTCTTCAGATCTGTATTTGAAAACGTATTTCTTCGGAAAGCCCCTCGTTCCCGGAATAATTTTAAAATATGTGGGAGGCAGAGGATAGAGCTCCCTGTACTTTCTGCCGGTTCCCGAAATTCCCTCGATGAAAACATTTCCTGCGATTTGATAGAAAGAAGCAACGGCCTGCATAAATTGAAATTTGCTCATCATAGGATTCGGTCTGCTGAGCAAGTCTAGAATTGGATGCCCCTCCAGTTCGTCTCCGCGCTTTCCACGAATGTTTTTCTGAAAAAGGTTCCACTTCAAAGAACCAAGGCCTTTTGCAATTTTTTGGGTGGCGTCATAGCAAATCACGTTCAGCAGATAGCCTTGGTGACTCATAGCATCGTAATTCTTTGGTGTTGATCTACTTTGATCTGCTTCCTGAGTGGTGACTACCGTAAGAGCTCTAGATTGTTTTCTGTTCCATAGTCTCGAGAAAAAATTGCTCATGTTGATCGGACCCTTAACTTTCTTTGAGGTTTCACAAGATATAGTACCATCATCGAAGTTGTATCGACTTGGTCATCATTTTTGCCGTTTGGAAATCTCTCATGCTCTGCGATGTAATCTTCTACCCACGGGGCGTCGACAGGTAAATAACAATTCCCAGCTTCTACTGTTGGCGAAGCGAAGGCTGCTCTGATCACCTTGTCCTTTTGTCCTGGATTAAAGGCTTTGATTGGAAGCGTTGTCTTGGCCTGAAGATTTTGAATCAATGACGATCCAGAACTCTTGTCTTCAATCACAATCGCCATTGGATTCCATTTTGATGCTTGAATTTTCACTGTATTCTCGAGCACTGGTGCAGTCAGTTTATCTCTAAAAATATCTAGGAGATAGTATCCGTTCTCAGTCTCTCCCCATGTCGCGCAGACAGAGTAATCATTTGTCACTCCCGGTTTTTGAGCTGTGTCCCATATCTGAACGATCCTCTTAAATTTCTTAGGTTTTTCTTTGTAAAATTTCCACCAAGACCGGTTGAATAGAGCTGAGTCTGTCGGCATTGGATCTTGGTCAAGTTGCGCGGAAGCCGCTCGAGATCCCTGCTTGATTCTTTCTTTTCGAATCCATTCTATCGGGTATCTTTTGGGCCAAAGTGGAGTGCCCTCAATTTTTCTAGGATCTTCCCAAATAGGCGTTGAGTAGGTTTTTCCTTTATATTCTGCCGGAAGACAAAGATGAACCCAGTCGTCCTGCTCTAAAACGTGACCTGACAAATCCTCCTCATGAAGGCGCTGCATCACAATTACGCGCCCGCATTCTGTTGGGCTGTTTACTCGGTTTTGCATTTCGTGGTCCCACCAGTCCAATACGCGCTTTCTTTTAATTTCTGAGTCAGCGTCTGTGGCTTTCATTGGATCGTCGACCACGATAATATCGCCACCCTCACCAGTTCCCGATCCGTCGACAGATGTCGCAATTCGATACCCCTGCGATGTATTATCGAATCTCTGCTTTGTGTTCTGATCGTCTGTCAGACGCCATTCAGGCTCAAAGAATGCCTGATACAAATTGGACTCCAATAGTCGACGACACATCACAGAGTCTCTTCTCGAGAGCGAGGAAGCATAAGAGCTAAAAACCCATTTCATCGATGGATCATTTAACCAAACCCAAGCAGGCCACATCACGCATGTAAGCATTGACTTCATGTGTCGAGGCGGCATGTTAATAAGAAGATTTTGAATCTCAAATTTAGAAACAGCCTCGAGATGATAACAAATATCTTCGATGTGCCAATTATGAACATACTCCTGTTTAGGCTCCACGACCTTCCACATGGCCCGAGCGAAGACAGCCAAGCTTTTCTTTGATTCCTCGAGAAGAAGCTCTCTTGCCTGAAGAACCCCTTTTTCAACCTTCTGACGACTCAGCCGGTTTAGATTGGTTAGGTCGATCATTTTCTGGGAATAGAGCTTTTAGGGTTGTTTGAAGTTCTTCTCTGAGTTTGTGCGTCGGCAAATTCTCTACCTGTATCGGCCCATTGTCCGGTCCGCTGATTTCCTGTTTGTCCTTCTGTCCGAGCCATTGCTTCCCAAGCCAAACAAGCATGGTGGCGTTTCCTGATTTAGCGAGCTCATATTGACGTCTTCTAAGTGACTTTCGGCCTAAATCTCTTTTTTGGTCCAGATAATCGGCAAAAGTCATTTTGAACTTTTTTTTGCAATGTCGGAGCATTGTTTTTTCATCGATTCCGATGCAGGAGCAGATCTCTTTAGAAGTACATTGAATCGCCGCCATTCCCTCGACGATGTCCCAATCAATTTCGATTTTTGGTCTTCCGGTTCTAGGCATTTAGATCGCTCCATCTTTTCCCATCATCTCGCACTGGATCCAGTTCAGTGAATTCAGCCCAGCGCTGTAAAATAACATCGGCGTATTTTGGATCTAACTCCATACATCGAGCGCTTCTTGATGTTTTTTCGGCAGCTATGAGGGTTGAGCCGGAGCCTGAGAATGGATCCAAAATAATATCGTTTGCCTTGCTCGAGTTTTTAATTGCGTAACATATCATATCGACTGGCTTCATCATTGGATGTTCAAGATTCTTGGATTGTCTGCCAAATTCCCAGACCGTGGTTTGCTTCCGGTCGGATGACCATTGGTGAGAAGCTCCAGGCTTCCACCCATAAAGAATCGGCTCGTGCTTCCAATGGTAATCATTCCTGCCAAAAGTAATATTATTTTTTACCCAGATTAGACATTGCTTCATCATTAGTCCGCAATCGTTTACGACTTTCCTAAAGTGATACCCCTTCGAATCTGCATGGAAAATATAATATGCAGCCCCAGGCTTCATTGCGTTGGCCATCTGTTCGAAGGCCTCATATAGGAACTGAAAAAAATCATCTTCATCCATATTGTCGTTTTTGATGAGCATTTTTTGTTTCGTTTTTCCATTGTAAGCCACGTTGTATGGAGGATCTGTCACAACGAGATCTATCTTTTCATTTCCGAGAAGATTTATGTATGATTCTTTAAGGGTTCCGTCTCCTATAAACAACTTGTGATGAGAAAGATGCCAGAGCTCTCCATTCTTCGTTTTTTCGTTTTTCGGTTTGTCTGGGGTGTCGTCAGCGTCTTTTTCTCCATACTTATCTGCAGGCTCTAAAGCAAAATCCTCAAATCCAAGCATATCTAAATTAAAATCTGGATCGAAGTCAGCTAGATCGTCGTTGATTGCTGACAAATCAAGATCTGCCCACTCACTGATCGAATTGTCGGACACCATGAATGCATATTCCTGATCGGCGTCTTCAAAGTCTTGAACAGCAACCGGGACTTTCTTCATTTGAGAAAGAAGAGCAGCTTCCAATCGACCATGCCCTGCTACAACACATCCAGAGCGCTTCGAAACAATGATTGGGAGACGCCATCCTTGATATTCAAGAAGCTGAGCTAGTCTTTCGATTTGACTTTTGGGGTGTTTATTTCGATTTTTAGGGTGTGGTTTCAGACTTTTTGGATCTTTCCATTCCACTTTGATGTCTTTATTTTGCATTTAAGAATAAAATAACCCTGAAAAGGATAAAAAACTATGGGAATTCCTCGATATTTAGTCAAAAAACGAGCCAAAAAGTTAGGAGAAGGCTTCGAAAATCACGTTGAAATGGAACTAAAAAGAGCTGGTTTTTTAGCTTTGTCCATCGAGGACGGTTGCAAAATGATAATAAAAAACGGCCAAAAGAAGCTGATCAAAGTTTCACAGCCTTTTGACTTCGTAGCAATTGGTCCGGGCCCGGAATACGATCCAATTTATTTTGACGCCAAAGCAAGGAGCGGTGCGGCAGTAGTTCGACCGTCATGGCTGAAGGGAAACCATAAAAAGATCGGCAAGTATTACAGACCAGACTCTACGATGCAACAAAGGCTCGTGCTCCAAGAAATATGTGCTCGAGGACACATCGGTGGCTTTTTGGTTTTGCTTGCGGACACGGGCGAAATACGCTGGGTGATGGCTGATCGGTGGTCGACTGCTGACGTAGATTCGATTAGCTGGGGATTTCTTGGGGGGCCTCTGAAAATTCGTTTTCGATAAATTTAGGGACAGACTAATTCGGACGTCTGTCCCTCGTTGGGAAAAGTTCGAAAAGATTCTGAGATACTTGCCAAGAAAATTATTAGCAAAAAATACTAGCTGAGCAAGTCCCAAATTGCTGATCTGAATGAATTTTCCTAGGAAAAATCGATCATAGCAGCAAAATCTTAACAATTGTTACCGTTCAAAAATGCAGGGAAAGTGCATTTTCTTGAACAAAACAGCGATTTAACGCAAGTTTTACACAGAAAAGTGAACAAAAATGGCATTATGTGGCTGTCAGAGGAGAAAAAATGAAAATAGAAGAATTGCAAAATACCTTGGCCGAGCGCCGAAAAGATCTGAACGGACTCAAGCATTCGATTGGATGCTTTATTACTACCATCGAATATCTTCGACGCATAAACGAACCCGGAGTAGCTGATACAGTGCGGAATGGACTTGTCAGGCTGGAAAACCTTCGAGTCAATCTTGAAAGCGACATTTTTCAACTTGAAGCCCAATTGCGTCGAATGGAGCTAAAATGAGATATTTCGCAGTTCGAGCTGATATTCTCATTCCTGGACACATATTCGATAAAGTCAAAAAAATTCATCCTGAAATGACTGATAAAGAAATTTTAAAATATTGCAAAAGTAGAATCGTTGATTCCGGGTCTGAAATTCTAGAGAAAAGTATTTTTGAACACATTCAATCCTCTGAAGTCTCCTCTGACAATTAGGCTTCAGACCTAGGGAGGGACTCGGTCTAGAATTGAGTTCCTCCCATCTTTGATCCAAAAAATTTTGATTCCTTGAGGGAGCTTCGAGGTACAAGAAGGGTTTCCCCTTGTAGAGGTTTTTTTAAAAAATATTCAAGCAGGCATTCCCTATGATGAGGGGCTTTAACCCTCTAGCCGATACCCCGAATGCGAGGATGGGCAGGTTCCAGAGGCCCTCTGTGGCGTGGTACCCTGCTGTCACGGTCTAGCTGTCCTTGATTCCCGTCGGTCGCCCGTCGGCCCAAGTGAGCGCTTGTGGCTTAGAAATCTTTCGTCCTAAGTTTGTAATCGGCATTTGTTTTAGAAGCCCCGATTGGGTAGGCTCGACCCTTCCCCGGCTCCTGCGTTTTGCAGCAAGGAGTTTTTTAAAGGGCTGGAGCAGGCACATCAACCTCCCAGCCCTTTATTTATTTGCGCTGCGAGCAATTGACCAATGTTCTCAACTCAAACCAGCTGAAACCAATAATTCTTCGGGACTCCGCTTCATGTAACAATTGTTAACGTCTTTTCTTTTTGGTGGTGAAGAGCTACACCTAGCTTTTCATAATTTCCTCCCAGGAGTTATGATTCGCGGGCAGGGGGCGCAGTCTGAGAGAGTTTGGTCACACTTCCTCTATCAGGCTCCCCTGCCCACATCTTTAAAGTGTGACAGAAAGAAGGTGTGACATGTCCTTGTTCAAAAAGGCAGAAAAATCACAGGTAAAACTGCGAATAGCGATCACAGGTCCATCCGGATCAGGCAAAACATTAGGAGCTCTTCTCCTCGCCAAAGGAATTCATCCAAACGGAAAGATTGCAGGAATCGATACCGAGAATTCAACAATGTCTCTCTACGGAGATCGTTTTGATTTCGATGTAGCCTCGATGTCTGCTCCATTCCTCATCAAAAAATATTTAAAAGCAATCAATGAAATTTCAGAGTCCGGGTATGACATTGGAATAGTTGATTCCCTTTCTCACGCTTGGAACGGGGAGGGTGGTGTTCTTCAGCGAAAAGAAGCTCTCGATCAAAAACCCGGATCGAATCATTTCACTAATTGGGGAAAGATGACTCCTGAACAAAACGCACTTGTTAATGCAGTTCTGTTTTCAAAAACAGACTTGATCTGCACAATGAGATCCAAAACTGAATACATAATGAGCGAGAGAAACGGAAAGCAGGCACCCACGAAAGTTGGCTTGGCTCCAGTTCAGAGAGATGGATTTGAATATGAATTCGATATCGTCTTTGACGTAGACATCAATCACAACGCCTCAGTTTCAAAGGATCGAACAGGAATGTTTGCCGAAATGGAAACCTTTAAGCTCTCCCCGGAAATTGGCAAAATGATTGCAGATTGGAGGGCCTCCGGAAAGATACAGAAGAAAAAATCAGAGTCTGTAAGGTCCGAGCAAAAAATTCCTAAAAAAGATGAAAAGCTAGAGATCCATAAACAAGCAAATAAAATGAGATCGCTTGCTTGGGGAGATGTTCCAGTTAAATACGGCCCATATAAGAACGATTATTGCTATGGAGATGTTCCAGACGATTTGTTTTTTGCACAGCTAAATGATTTTGCACTACGAAGATCAAAAAAGATTCAAGATGGATCGGACTTGAGCGAGGAACACATAGAGATGATCGAGTCCATGAATCAGCATTGGATAGCTAGGCTAAATCTTAAAAGAGAGGAAAGTGAAAAGAATGAATCCAATGATCGAAATTCAGGAGTTGAAAAACAAAATAAAAAATTTAGAGAAAAGAATAATCAGTCTAGAGACACAGAAAGCCCCGACCCGTTCAAAGACGAAGAAACAAAAACAGCCAAGTCTAACAGCGCGAGTTAGGGATGAATTTTTATGTCAATATTTAAACGTATATGGGAGAGAGTATCCTTCATGGGGAGCAAAAGAAAACTCAAACGCTTCTCGATGGGTGGCAAGCGTAGGGATTCAACGGGCCTTGGACCTAATCCGGGCCTACTTTATGTGGGACAATCCATTTGTAATCAAATGTGCTCACGAATTTCTATTGCTTCCAGCAAGGACTGTTCAGCTTTCCGCTTGGATTGCAGATCGAGAGGGACACAAAAGAAGGGTGGCAGCATCAAATGTTAAACAAAGACTCGAAATGGAAGAAATTGAGGGGGAGTTTGAGATCGGAGCAAGATCGGCAATTCGACAAGCGAGAAGAGCTGATTCGCTTGATTATCAAAACTGCCAGCGCATTCCCGAGCAGTCCAAGCCGTGAATTTCTCAGTTACATTTTTGATCTTCTCGTTGGGCTTTCACTTCGTGATTCTTGGAGAGTTCTGGACAGGGTTTCTTCTGACTATGATCGCTTTCCTTCGTATTTTGAAATAAAAGCGATCAGAGATGAGATTCAAAAAGAAAACAAGAAAGTAGAGACTCCAGAGGTTCACGCAAACTGGGTTTCAAAACAGGCGCCCGGAATCTCAGCGGTAGCCGAGGCAGCATTTCAATGCCTTCTCGAAAATCCAAATGACGAAACAAGAAAATTAAAATTAATGAATAGCAGACAAATGAGTCTAAGAGAATTTGATGAGGCTTTTGATATGTGGCGAACGGGCAAAGTTCACCCCAAGGTAAGGATAAAGTAATGGACGATTTTATGTTTCTCGGCAAAAGAAAGATTGGAGTTGATGCGAGCAAAATTAGCTTCGTTCAACTGAAGGATGAAAAGCCACCATCTAAAATTTATGTGGTTATGGATAACAGCATGGACATTCGTTTGGAGTTTGAGAGGCCGGAAGTTGCGCAAGAAGAATTCAACCGTCTGATAAATTTCTGGTCACACGGAAAGAGTGAAACACGGTGAATGATAAAAAGCTTTTAAAGTGGCTGCGCGGAACGTATTGCATGAATTGTGATGACTCTCAGAATGTAACAGTTCATCACATAAAAACAAGGGGTGCAGGCGGAGACCATCACTGGAGAAACCTAGTTCCATTGTGCGGGTCTTGTCATAGCTTGTGGCATAGTGAAGGAAATGTTCGCATGTATAGAATCACAGGTTCGAGTCTTTTAAGGAGCTATCTGTGGGATCTTGGGTGGTGCATTAGAAACAACAAACTAGTAAATGAAAAAATGATAGAGGAGATAAGAAATGAAAATGAGAGAAATCGCAATGAAGGTAATCAAAAAGGAAAGGGGAAAGAAAAGACTGAACATTGGAGACATCAACGAGGTTCTTGGGATCGTTTCCGATCTATGTGCGACAAATTCTTCGGTCGTGTCTACCCTGATTAAGAATGGAGAGCGAAGGAAAAGGCTTCGTTCACGAAAGAAATAAGTAAGCGCCCCCTGAAAAGGGGGCCTCGAAAGGATTCGTGTATGAGAAAAAACTCTGACTGGGAAATGCCAATAGGAAAATATAAAAAATGGAAGCTCATTCAAATTTTTGCAAAGGATGAAAAGTATCTCGAATGGGCCTCGGTAAAGATGCCTGAACACATCTCTCGGAAAGTAATTGAATTTTTAGGCGAAGATCTAGAATGGTACGAACCGAATAGAAACAATTTTAAAGAGTTGGACTAATGGAATACGAATGCAAGCCGACGTTTAGGGCCCCTAATAATTTTATCATTGAGGATCCAAGGGTTTCGATGTCCGAGTCTTTTGCAATGGCGTTGATTGAAAAAGGATTCGAGGATCTCAATCTGATCGCAAAACATTCAGTAAGACTTTCAGAATTGATCTTAATGGAAATCGAAAAAAGTGATAGGAATGAATAAAAGAATAGAGAAAGAAATCGTGCTTTTCTGGAAAAAGGGAATGGGTTGCTCATCTCTTGGCAGACTTTACGGAATCAAGGAAAGCGAAGTTATTGATTTGATTAAACGCCAAGGACTCCAAAGATCTTCTGCGGAAGCAATTAGAATCAAAAACAAATGCATCGGCAACCTTTTCCAAACAGCATCTAAAATCTCTTTAGAAGATTTACGAAAGAAGTTTTCCGATGAGTTGCTTTAAGCACGCAATTGTTGGATTTTTTGGATTTCTGATCTTGTCATTCGTAAC